TGGATAACAAGTGCGGGCGATAATCCATACGCGGTAGTCGCTTCTGCCGCGAGCGCGCGATAACGTGTGCCAAGGTCCGGGCAGGATAGGGATTTGGCCGACTCATGCACCAACACCGCGTCGCGCAGCACCGGATTCAGTCTAACCATTTTCGCCGCGAGATTGAAGACGAGCGCGGCTTGATCGCGCGACTGCGCGGCGGAATAAATCTGTGAGTTTTGTTTGCCGTTCGCTTCCGGCCCGACCAGATGCACCAGCAGCAAGCACGCGACCAGCGTGGTCTTGCCGTTCTTGCGGCCGAGCGAGAGGATCGCGCGCCGCGTGACATGCGGATTGTCGTAAATCTCTAGGATGAATTCTTGCTGCCACGGGAGAAGTTCGACCTTGCTCCCGACGTGCGCGCCTTCCGGCACGAAACAGTATTCTTGAATCCACGCGATGACCTTTTGCCCGCGCGTGAGAATGACCTTGCGCGGACGACCGGGGCCGCGCTTGGGTTTGGTCACTGGATCAAGCATAGGTTTCCCACGGACGCTTCATGACCTGATTGCGTTTGCTGTTTTCGGTCACGACCGGTTGCGGGCCGCGTACCGATTTCGACAGCCGCAAGTCCGCCGACAACCGCCGCACGTTGGCCGACTCGCGCGCATGCAATCGCGACAGCGCTTCGATGTTGTCGCCCTTCTTTTTCGCGGTGAGCGCTTTGATGTAGCGTTCCCACGCAATATCCGCTGCAACGCGATGCCGACATAAACTAATCAGCAAGCCCCACGTCTCACGCCCGAAGTAGCGCAAAGGCATGCTGTCCACGATTGACTTCCAAATCTCCGCTTCTTTCTCCCCAAGCTCCGCAGGCGGTTGCGGCTTGGCTTCCCCCGGCATTAGCGGCACCACTTCCAAGTCTGCACTCGCATGCCGTCCACGTTTCTCAACCATGTTGCCGTCTCTCTCGATTCCAGGGATGCAACGGATCGAGCGGATTCCCGTTCGCGTCACAGCCGCGTTTGATGGGGCCAGGATCGTCGTGCATTTCGCGTTCAAGCCAGCGGTCGACTAGCTGACAATGCAGCGCGCGCACTTTGAGCCGGTCGGGATCGTTCACGATGCGCCGCCGAAGTTCGTCGCGTGGCGGACACAGCAAGACGAGATTTTCGGGCGTAACAGCGAGCGCGTCAGACCACCATTGCCGCAGCGACTTGCCGGGCGCGGAAACGATCACCCACGCCACGCGCTCGGGCGGCTCATTCGCCAGCGCGACCAGCCGCCGGTTGCGCTCGGCCAGCAATTCGGCCACGTGCTCGGGGCGGCTTCGCCCCAACCCAAACTCGCGCGCAATGCCGTCGAGATCGATCACGATGTCGCCGGGCGAACCATGGTTCGCGACGTAGGTCGATTTGCCCGCCGCTGGCGGCCCCATGACAAGCCGAACCTGACAGCCCGGCCGGGGCAAGTCCGGCCGCGCAACGTCGCCATAAGAGCGCGTCACCGGCCCGACCGCCCGAAGCCGTAGCGCGGGCAAATCGCGGCCCGCGTCGAGCTTTGCCAGAACGCGCACTTGACGCCCTTGGGAAAGATTGCCTCGCCCTTGACCAGCGAAGCACCTTCGTCCGGCGCTGGCGTGAACAGGAATACCGGCCACGACATCGGAAGCGGCCCGCCCACGACAGCGGGCGGCGTCGTCGGCCAGCCCGCATAGGCGAGCGGACCAGGGTCGCCAATGTAGAGCAACCGCAACCAACGGCGCGGGACGTGGATTCCGAAAACCGGGGCGCGCATTCGAGCCTCGCATGATTGGCGCACGACTGGCGCACCGTTCTCTTTTGTTCTCTATTCGTTTCAGGTGATTCGCCCGTCAGTCCAAGGGCTTAGCCGGGCTGACTACGCCCGAGCCGGACCTATTCAGTTACATTGGCGCAGCGGGCCTATTGGCGCACTTCCCTGACTACACAACCTAGCGCAATGCAAGAAAGCCGCATGAAATGGGCACTTCTCAGCTTTATGCGCAATCGGGGCTGTCTGCCCCCGGCGGTTGTATCGCGAATGGCAGCTTTCGGCCCTTTTTCTTGGCTCGCTTTCGGAAACGGCCCCGAATCTCGACGATTTCAGCGGTATTGCCGATTCCAGCCTGAATTACCCTCTCCGTCGCCGGGGAGGGCCGAAACTCGACGATTTTCGCGTGTCTTTTCATAGCGTTAGCCCCTACCTTAGAACCACGCTTTGACTACGAGAATTTTCGTCTTTTCGAGCCGTTTCGGCACACCCGCTAAGCCACTGATTTCATTGGGCTTCTGGACACGGTTTTGCGACTAATCCGCACCCCGTAGCTACGTGCAAGTTAGGCCCATTCCACGGGCACTTCTCGCAACGCACGGCGGCGTGATACCCCTCACTTGTGCCCATTCCACGGGCCTTTTCGAGCTTCACTTAGCTCCGACTACGTTTGACTAAGTGCTTGATTTTGTTGAAGAATTTCAAATGGTCAAACCTAATATAAGTTTTGCTGGCCGACCCCGCCGCCGCGCCCGGCCGGTTGTGTAGTCAAGAAATTTTCTGGCTCCCCCCCGCCAAGTCATTGATATAGCTAAGGAATCTGGCACGTGCCTCGGTTGTGTAGTCAGAAACAAACGTGGAGATTTGAGCCAATTACCACCGCAAAAATTTTATTCTTCTACGAATCTGGTCGATTTTGGCATGATTTCATTTGCAACAATACTTCTGAGTACAAATCGACCTGAATCGCGGCTATTTCTAGCGTGGACGAGGCAAAACGCTACGAATAACAACGATTTAAGCGCAATATTATTGCGCTAAACTCTGCTAGGACGTAACGCAACCTAGCTTAAATCAGAATTAGCAACAATGACTACACAAAATGCCTGTTTGTTCTAGGTTTATCTCGGGTGTTTTGCGCACGTTCCGTACTTGCATAACAACGGAGGGTGCATGGTCAACCAATATCACCCCAATCGCACAGGGAAGCCCGTACAGCGCGTGCATTGTAGCGCTTGGGCTCGGGACAGGTAGCAGCACCGAATAACGCACAGGCGGCCAGCGCTAGGGCTTCTGCGGTACTTGGCCGAAGCGGAATCCCTGGTACACGGGATGGCGCGGATCGGTCGGCATGCCGTCCGCGCCTATGGTCGGATCGAAGCCACGGTTTTGCTCGAAGCGCTTCGTGCCGTCATGACAGGGCTTGCACAAGCTCTGCACGGGATCGAGGCGGAAGCGATTCCAGTCGCCTTCGTGCGGCATCACGTGATCGACCACGGTCGCGACCGTTACTTCGCCGTGGGCTGCGCAGAGTTGGCAAAACGGCTGTTGCCTTAGCTGCACCTTCCGGCGCTTGCGCCAGACTCGATGGTCATACCACTTGCGCCAGTCAGCGCGTTTCAAGTCTTCGCGGATCGCCTTTGACACTTGCTTTTCCACAAGACCGCACGACGAAACCGCGCGCACGCAGCGCGTCGAGAAATGCCACGAAACAAAACTCTGGAATGGTCGGCCTTTCATTGAGCGGTCGATTCATGGCAACCGCAAGCGCTTCCTCGATAGCATCTTCACGCAGCATTTAGGGATACCTTGGCACCGTGCGATCTTCGGAAACCTGACCGCTGCCGTGGCAAGCTTCGCAATGGCCAGAGCCATCGCAATCCTCGCAAGGCTTGTCCTTGACGGTGCCTGTGCCGTCGCACCATTGGCATTCGCCCGAGCCGCCGCAGTCAGGACATTCGGTCATGTGATTCACCAAAACCGGGGCCGCGACCAACGATGGATTTGAGCGCACACCGCAGTCGCGGCCTAATCGCTCAAACTCCCGTCGCTCTGGACCGCAACCGAAGCCAGCGATTTTCTAGCTCTTGCTCGTGCCTTATTGCGAGGACGATGACGACGGCGGCGTTTGTGCTTGACTGGCTCTGGCGGCGTTACGAGCCATTGTTGCACCAAATCGCCCCAATCGATTCGCCTTTTTTTCTTCGGATACCGTTTTTGCGGTTTGAATTGTTGAAGGCAGCTTTCGAGAAATTCCGGCGTTGCAAGATCAATCCGGTTGACGACGGCATGCTGAAGTCCATTTCCGCCAGCGTTCCGATTCAACAATGATCCCGTACCACGATCACGACGACCATATTGCAAAATCAACCGTTCCTCATATTCGAGCGCCTTCGCTTCATCGTTTGTTCGAAAAACAATTTCTGGCTTGGTGCCAAAACGCCGACCATGCGCCCATGCTCGGCTGCGCGTTCCCTTACCAACATAAGCGGGAACACCGGACTCGTCACAGTAAACGTAGACATAGAAAAATCCCATGCGAAGCCTTTTTGCGGATCGCTCAACCCGCAACGGCAACAACAGCGCCGGTATCCAGCCGTTACACTGTTGCTCGATCCATTCCCCGAATCGCCTTCGGGGGCCGCCGTCGACGGTGCCGTCTTTGCCGTCGCGGCTTTGGCGTTTCTTTTGCTACTTCCAGAACGAGATCACGTTCGTCGATTTGCATGGGCACGAATTTGCCCATCAACCATTCGATTCGCACAGCGGCTTTGCCGTCACCGACCGCGTACAGATATTCCGCGCGCTGGCCGGATATTCGAACGTCGGCGCTGTTGATGATCACACGGTCACCGGGAGCGAAGCGCGACGAAGATATTTCTGGCGTTGGGATCACGCCGTCGCTGTCGGCAATTTGTTTGAGCGATTTCACCGCAAGCTCGATTGGCTGGCCATGGGCGAGGAAGTCGACCACGCCGAAAATCTCGCGGAGAGTTGACCATGAATTTTTGGCCACGACGAAAAGATAGCCGGGAAAAGCGGGGAGCAAGCGATCATGAGCACGACCGCGAAAGACGCGACGGCGGCGAACCTTAAAAACACAGTGTTCGTAATCCCAACGCGCGAGAGCCCGCGAGATTTTTAATTCGCAGTTTGGTGGCGTGATAGCCAACGACCACGAACCTGTCATGTCGCGGGCTCTCCGGTGCTCGGGATTCTCTCTGCATTGCGAGAAATACCGCATTTAGCCGGATTTGCAAGCGACAAGCGCCATATCTAGCGCTTCGGCGGCTCTTTTTCGGGCTCTTGTGGCGCTACGGTTGGCGATTCCAAGTGGAAGTCTTCGGCCTTGAGCCGATGCACCACGGGTTTTTTCTTCGGCTCATCGGGTTTTTTCGGATCGTCGGTCATAGCAGGCGTTCCTTCTGTGCGAGCGCAGCATAGTCGGCTTCGATGGCTTCGAATATGGCGATTTGGTCGTCCGCAAGCTTTTGGCTCATTGCACCTTCGTCGACTCGCCGTGCATAGACGCGGCGACGATAGCCGATTTCACGCTGCACGGCTTGGAGCTTTTCGGTCGCGGTGAACGTCAATATCGCACCTTGACGCGGCGTGTACCGTATTCGGGATATTCCCAACGAAATTGATGCGCAGTGATCTCGCCGTCAGCGTAGCATGCACATTTCGTGAGTCCACCACACCATCGCACGGAATCCACAGCCTTGGAATTCGGGCTTCGAATCAGCGAGCGGATTGTGCCGAATTGGCCAGGGACCGGCGGCGCGGCGGATTTCGAGAATGCGTCGAAGGCCGCTTGTGCCGTGACTTCGCGGGCGATTGGCTCTTTGCGCCCGTAGTAGCGCCACGCTTCGAACATGCCATCGATCTTGACCAGGGCACCGACGACCGTGCCTTTCGGTTCTTCGTCGGCCGCATAGACCACGTGTTGACCGCTGACGCGGCGCACGGGTGTCGACGCCGTAGGCTTGAACGATTCCAAACAACCGGGATGCAGCCAGTGCTTGTCGCGACCGTTGGCCTGGTCATAGCGCTGCGTCGTGGCGTCGAGCACGCCGCAATGGTCGCATCGTGTTAGCTCGGGGAAGCCGAGCCGAATGATTTCGTCACGCGACAGGTCGGGCGGCGCGTCTTGCTCGGGCAGAAGCGGGAAGGTTTTTTTGCGGCTGCGTCGTGGTGGAACTTTTTGCGCCATTCGGAATCCTCTTTTTTCTTTCGCAACGCACAACGGTTCTGCGCCAGTGCGCCGATGCGCTGACGGTGCTCTGAGTCCTGCCCTTCGGTAAAGAGGGAGTTTGCCCGACCCCTGCGCCATGAGGGGAGGGCAATGGCGCGCTGTGCGCCAATCCCTCTTTACCCGAAGGGTCAGGCACGCGATTGGCGCACGAATCTCGCGCCAGTCGTGCGCCAGTCGTGCAGAGTATAATGTGTGATTGGCGCGGTGCCACTTTGGCTCAATATTCGGCTGTGGAAAACGGAAAATGTCACACCCGCGTTTGCTGCAATGCACGCGCTGGTCACAGGTTTTACAGCACGCCCGCGATGACGAGGCCAACGATAACGACGCCAAGGGCGAGCGCCACCAAACAGACGATGACTTGAATTGGACTATTCATTATCGCGCTTTTCTTGGCGGCTTCGGTACGGCGGCGAGCGTCCGGTCGACGACCATATTGATTTGCCAATCCGGCGGCGTCGATTGCTTCATGTGCTTGATACACGTGCGCACAAAATCCTCGCAGAAAGCGCGGTCGCGCAAGAGGCTATCGCGTGCCCATTGGATTGCGATGATACGTTTGTCGCCCGCGACCATGACCATTTCGTCGTTGGTCAGGTCGCGTAGCGTTAGGCTGTCGGTGTATGCCATGATGTGACCGCAACGGATGCAAATTGTAATTGCACCGGGTCCGGGCTTGTGGTCGCGACCATGCTCATCTTCGCTGACGCAATTCGCCGCGTCCATTTGATGCCCGCAGTCGGTGCAAGCGCTTAATGGCACGCGTCGGTCCTTGCCGACTTTCATCGGAAGCCCGTGATATAGCGGCGCACAAAATCAACATCGCCAGATTGGGCGGCGAGCGCGGCGGCGAACGTAATATTCGGCTCGGCAAGAAACTTCGTCAGCGGGTGCTTCGACAGGTCTGATCCCATCGACGCGACCGCGTTAACGAGATCGCCAGCGTTGACATATTCGAGCGCGCGTTGCTTGCACCAATCCAAATGTTCTTGGCGTGTCACGGTCATTTGCAGCACTCCAATGCCGAGTCATCATGCGCAAGCCGCATTTTTTGGACGGTCTGGCGACAAAAAAAGTTTGGCGAGATCGGGCCGCAATTGCTCGCGCGGCACGCCGGTAATTTCCTCAATCACAAGCAAGCGCCGCATTGGAATCTTGTCCCAAGCAAGGACCGCTGTGTGAGACTTGAGGCCAAGCGCGCGGGCTAGAGGCCGAACGCCACCAGCGGCTTTGACCGCTCGTTTCACTCCGGTATCCATTGTTGAATCCTTTCAATAGTTGGTCGGCTGCGTCCAAGAGAGCGCGTCATTTTAGCCATGTGGTCAGCTTTTGCCTACCAACCTAAAGTTAACACCGGTCACTTTTTTGTTGACGGCCCAACTGGTCAGGTGCTAGTGACCGATACTGGTCAGGTAAACAGGACCATTACGGTGTCGCCCCCGTCACGGCCCATCGGGCGACAGAAAGGAGAGCCCCCTGCATGCCAACATCAGACATTCGTGTACGCATCCCGGCTTCGGTTGCGGAGATGCGACCGCCAAAGTCATCGAGTCTGATCACTGAGGCGGCAAGCTTCATGCGCTCGCACTACGAGCACCTGTTGCCGTACTTGGAAGTGCTCGCTGGCGACAAACCATCGAAGCACGGCAAGTACGATCTTGACGAAGCGGATTACGTATTCGCCGCAAAGAAGATCGCCGCCGACAACGGCTACGCTTTTCTTGCCGACGTGATCACCGCCGATTTTCTACGAGCGCTGCGTTTCGGTTTCAGACGCAACACAGGCGAGAAAGCCCTGTCCAAGCGAATGAGACTGCAACACAAGGAACGCCTCATCGAAGACCGGCGTGAGCAACAGTCGTAACCGACTGGAAAGAGAGGAAAGGTTTGGGATCGGTTGAGGCGCGAGCTTCGACCGATCCCAATCTCTTGGAGGATTTCAATGGATGCAAAAACCGATGTGAAGTGCGGCCCCGAAAATTGCCCGCTCACGGCATGGGCGGCACTCTCGCCAAGCGAGCGGAAGATTCAACGCAAGTCGCTTGCCGAGAGACTTTATGCGCAAGGCTTCACTATGGAACAGATTGCCGAGCAATTTGGCGTGACGCACAAGACTATCAGCAACGACTTGGAGAATTGTACCGAAGGTACAAATCAAAAGCGCGCCAAGACCGCGACCAATCCCAAAGGTTCGGGGCGGCCAAAAAAGGCGCGCAAGCAACATGACGCGGCGCGCGACCGTGTGCGGCCGGTCGTCGAAGCCGGGGGAAGGGTGTCACGCAAAAAACTCGCCAAGGAATTGGGCGTTGGCGAGAACACCGTGCAGCGCGCCGAAGAATATGAGAAAGGCCGATTGGAGACGTTCGCACAATTGCTCGACGCCGCCGCGGCCGAGCATTTCACCGATAAAGGCACGCTGCGTATCGACGACGCGATCCGCGTCCACAAGGCGCGGCTCGACAGGCAATTCGAACACCGCGTTCGCGACGAAGTGCATAAGCGGATCGAGGCGGCCAACGACGCAACCCGTGCGAACAACAAAGAATTACGAGAAGAAAATATGAGGCTGTGGCAAACGATTCAGCGCGGGAAGATTTTCACGCCCGACCAATACAAAGCAATCATCCGCTGCCTGCATCCCGACTCGAATCCGTCGCCCGAAATCAGGCACAAGGCGTTCCTGATTTTCGAGCCCAAGAAATTCGCGCTGACGGGAGAGAAGTAATGGACGATGAGCTATTCGAGAAAATTAGGCTTGAGCTTTCCGAGTGGCACGACTCGCTGTTATTGCTGCATGGGCTCAAGCACCGCGCAAACGAAGTCGCCGCGATCCTTGTACGGATGAGAGAGATAAAACCATTCACATCATTCCCAAAAACACATTGGTTTGAACCGGAACCGGGAGAGAAGTGATGGCGCTCTATGACGCATCGTGGGGAATGCCGCTGACGGGGCCGTGGAAATTCGGCACGTTCGTGAACGCGGTGATACGCGCGCTGCCGCACCACGGCGGCCACTTGCCGACCACGCAAGCGTATCTCAACACGTTCTTCGATATGCACGTGCTCAACCGGAATTTCAAAGTCTGCGTCACGCTCAATTGCCAAGACCCGTGGCCGCCGATGCTCGACGGCATCTATGACGCGGCGGGCAGCAACGTGGACGAAGCCGCGAAGTTCGTCGGCTGCATGTATGCCCTGATCGCGATCCATCGTCCTGAAATTTGGATATGTGCGCCGCTGCCGATTTTCAGGAACCGCGCCGACCCGCACAAATGGGCACCGCGAGTCTATTCGCTGTGGGGCAACGCACCGGTCAACATGCCGCGCATCCCGCGCGCGCTGATCTAAGCCGCCGCGCGTTCTTTCAACAGCCGCAGGATCGCGCGCGCAATGGTTTCGGCCTTGTTCTTGCTGAACATGCCGACCAGCACCGTGGCGATATCTTCGGCGGTGTCGCTCGGCTTGAACAGGTCGCCGTCCTGCCGTTGCGGCCCGGCAATGCGCTCGATCACCGACTGTCTCAAGTCGGCGTCGTTGTTCTCGGCAAGGTGATGCACCACGCTCTCGACTGCGCGATTCAAATCGACCGGCTTGAACGGCTTGTCGGCGTCGTCGTCATTGGGCTTCGGCTTCGTCCGAAAGACCGGGCAATGCTTCATGATCGTGGTCGGCGCGGCCCACGCGATTTGCTGTCCTTGTGTCAACGATTCGTGCCACTTCGTCACTTCCGGCAAGCTCTGCATAATGATTTCGAGCCGCGACGCCGTGGCCTTGTTGACGACCGCGCCGAGCCCCTGTTGCTCGATCAAGCGCATGAACGTCTTTGCGCCGCCAATCTCTTTGGCGATCTTGCGGGCGCGCACAACAGCCCGGCCAATCGTGACCCAACAGTCGAATGTCTTTTTCAGGATTGCGATCTGGTTACGGGCGGCTTCGAAGATTTCGTTGTCCTCTAGCGTGATCGCGACGCTCTCGCGTGCATTGGCCATCATCTGATCTGTCCTTCCGGTTTGCGGAAAGGACGATCTAACAAAAAAGTTGCCACGTGTCAACTGGTCGCTCCGGGTGGACATGATTCGCGTCTCCTAGATAAAGGCTTCCTGCGCCTTTTCCTCATTCGGATCGGGCGACGCTTTGAACGTGGACGGCATGACGCGCTTGCGCGCCTTGCGCTGCCGCTTCGAATGATATTCGCTGACCGCGAGGCGCTTCGCCTTCTGCCAATCCTTGAGCATTGCGACGGCTTGCTCCATCTCGACACCGAAGTGACTCATGACGAGATCGCCAACGTAGCGGCTCATTTCGTGCTCGGATTGCTTGCGCGTGTCGAGCGTCCAATACTCGCCGGTAAACTCGCCCTTGCTGTCGAAGATTCCTTTTTCGAGCTTGGCGAAGAACGCGTCGATGAGATCGACCGTGAATTGGTCGAACAGTCCGGGCGGCGTAAACGGCACTAACGCGCCGACTTCATCGCCCGGCTGGTTGCGCTCCCAATTGGCGTTGTGCAGCGTGACCGTCTCTTTGCGAAACCATTTCGCGACCGCCGACTTGAGATTCAGATTCGCTTTGGCGTCGTCATAGCGGAGATATTTATGTTTGCGTTCGTCGCCAATTGTTTTGACGATGCCGCTGTCGTCCTTGTCCTTCATCAACTCGGCTTCTTTGGTCGTCATTGGAAACAGCGTCGAGACAATGCGCGCGATTCCGATGAGCGCGCCCGCGCCGCGCGCCGCGTCAACGTCGCCCGCCATGCCGGTTGCGTATTTTTTCGTGTGATGCACAAGGCATACGGCGGTGTTTGTCTCGCGCGCCAGCCGTCGCCACATGACGCCCGCCCATTTCAATTCGCTGTTTGAGTTCTCATCGCCAGCGAACGTCTCGGCAAACGGATCGACAAACACAACGTCGATTTGATTCGCTTTGATCGTGTCAATGAGCCGTTGCATCATCGGCTCTTGCTTCATGGTTTTAGTGCGCGCGTCGAACGACGCAACGAGATAGCCGTCGTCCTCATCCGCAATGAAAAACCGATCCGAGAGATATGCCTGATCGAGCGGGCGGTAGCCGCCGCCATCGGCGCTCACTTGCATCACGCGCGCCATGGCCGCAAGGCGGCGCTTGCACTCCATCACGTCGTCTTCGGAATTGATAAACAGCACGCGGTATTGCGCGCGCGGACGCCAGCCCGCCCAACTGACGCCGAGCGCACAGGCAATGCCGACTTGCAACGTGAGAAGCGACTTGCCCGATCCGCTTGGCGCGACCAGCACCGTGACTTGCTTGCGCATCAACAGGCCGGGTATTTCCCAATCGCGCGGCAAGAGCAATGTTTCGTCGAGCGGGAACGGCCGGTGCAACGGCACAAGCGCGGGCTTGTCCGCTGGCGGCGTGATATTGGGCGACCAGTCGGGAAGCGTCTCGACAAACGCGTTGAGCGCTTCGACCGTGCCGCCGTTGCGAAAATAGTCGGTCACGTCGCCCTTGCTCGGGCAGTCACGCCATAGCAACGCTATGTCGAACATGCGCACGCGCTCGGCCAGCGGTGCAAGTTGCTCAGCCACGTGCATGGCATGATCGAAGCCCGGAAGCTTGGGCCGCTTGTCGGGATGAAAAAGCTTCTCGCCGGTTTTCTTATTGATGCTCTGCGAATCGTGGTCGGCAATGATTACCACGTCGGCGCGCTCGAAATACTGATTGAGAGCGGGCTTCCAGCCGTTGCAACCGCCCTGGTTGGTCGTGGCGACGTAGCCCATCTTGGCCATCGTCTCCACGTCTTTCTCGCCTTCGACGATGTAGACGACGCCGCGTCCTATGCCTTCGAGCAATTCCGGCAAGTGAAACGGAATGTCGCGTTGGCCTTTGCGGCTATAGACCCATTTGCCGTTGGCGTCTTGATAGCGCGGGCGGAAATCCTTGGGCTCATAGCGGACGACCTGAAACTCGCGCTCGCCGTTTTCGTTCTCGTAGTCATACCACGCCACTTCACGGCGAAGTTGCCGCACGTTGTCGGCGGTGCCGCGACCATTGCTGTCGTCGTGGCCGTTGGGCTTCGGTTCCTGCGTCAGCGTCTCGACCGCCGTTTCGAATCCGCAGTCGTCGAGATGCATAACGAGCCCAATGACATCGCCAGAAATATCGTCGGGCTTGCACTGTCGGCAATTCCATACGTTGTCCCTCACGTTGATTGAGAAACGGTCAGTGCCGCCGCACTTCGGACATGGCCCAATGCGCTCGCTGCCGGACTTGCGCAGCACGATTCCGCGCCGCAAAATCTCGGCTTCGATGGGTGCCTCGCGGGCACGCTGAATCCACTGGTCGACTGCCAGCATTGCTCAATCCAATAGCTCTCCGATTTTCGCCCACGCCGCTTTGATGCCTTCGTTCTTGATCTCGCGATTGAGAATGTCGCCGTAAAGTTCGTGCGCAACTTGCAACATCACAAGGTAGAGAAACGCGCGCGGGTAACTGTCCTCTTTGAACGTCTTGCGCAGAAGCTTCATAACGTCGGTTGCCGAGCGCTGCGTCGCTTCCGAAGTCGGCCACTTGGCAAGATTGCCCGCTTCGATTCCCGCTTCGGTAATCAGAGCGGTCACCGTTTTCGTTCTGATCGTGTCCATGCGCCGTCTCCCTTGTTCAAGTGCTCGACAATGCAGTCGCCGTATTCCGCCATGCCGAGCGCGCCCTTGGGCCGCCGCTCGCCTTTCTCCGCGTGATCCGAACCAATCGGCAATTCCGGCAGCGCAAGATGATCGAGCACCGGCACCGTGATTTTGATGTGATACTTGGCCCAATCGAATTCGCGCAGCCCGGAAAAGTGCATGTGGACCGCCGTTTCGCCTTTCTTGGTGCGGCGCATGTGCGGGCGCACGATATGAAAGATAGGCCGCCGTGTGCCGCGCTCGGTTAGCGTAGCGGCGGTGATGTCGCGGTCCTTGAAGAAATACGACATGCGCTTCACGTCCACGCCGAAGGTGGCAACCATGCCGCCGTCTTTCGCTCTGCCGCCTTTCGTCGCTTCAATGCGGATCATCGATCCCATTGCGCCGTGCTCATACATTAGCGCCGCTTCGATAAAGCAACGCCGCAAGAAATCCTCCGGGCTGGCATCGCCGCGTCCGCACGCCCACGACAGATATTCGGTCGCAATGCCCCAATGCTTGTTGGGGATCGAAAACATGAGTCCTTTGTCCGGGCCGTGCTTGTGGCGAATGTGAACGCGCTCGTTGATGAGCATGCGCAGCACGCGCACCGCGCCGGTCGCACGCTCGACGCAGATGGCATAGTCCTGCGGAATGCCGCCCTTGTGACGCTTGTCGAACCGCTTGCTGCGATGGTCGACGCGATCCCAATAGACCGTCATCGAATAAACGTCGCCGTCAACGACGCGCTGAATTTCGGGCGGCGGCTTGCGGTACTTGTGGAAATAGAGAAACTTCGGAACCCACAAGATGCCCGGCTTCACCATCGTGCCGGTGTACTCGTCACGAAAATCGTTGCCGCCGCTTATCGTGAGAATGCGATGCTTTGCTTTCCAGTCGGGACGCTCTTTCGGCATGGCTTCGGGCGGCAAGTCCACGATTAGATTTCGTTCTTCGTCCATGGAGTCGAAGTCGATGCCGTAGGAGATCGCGCCGAAGCCGGGGCGATTCTCTTTCCACCACGCCGACAAATCGTCCATGCCTTCCTCGCTGCGCCAATTATCGAACGCTTGCACAGCGCTGCCCGGCATGACCTGAATCCCGATGCGACGGTGTAGCTCGTAAGCATCCTTGTCATGCTGACGCATGCGTTTGAGATACACGAAGTAGCGGTCAAGCTGATCGAGGATCGCGTCGCGGAAATAATACTGCCCCCAACGCTCGGGGTTTTCATCCGGCCGCAACTGCGGACGCGGGCGCTTCGGACGCGGCGGCGCTTTCGGCTTGGGCTCTGCGCTCTCGGCTCGCTCTGCGCGCTTGATTAAATCCAGCCCCTTGGGCTTGACCCATTTTGCGCGCGGCTCTGCATAACGCTCGGCCGTCTCGACCGGCGGCACGATGTCCATCGCTAAAAGAGGAATGATTGTTTCTGGCGCGGGAGCGCTGGCGTGCGAAGCCGCTTCCGGTGCGTCAGCAATCGTTGCCGCAGGCGTCGCTTCATCGTGCGCAGCCTCGGGCGCTGTCGTTTGCTGCCATTGGTGCGGGCCTTCCGGTAGCCTCTGACTTTCGACATGCGCCTCTCCTGAATTGGTGGGGGCCGTGCCTACCGTGTCAACAACGGTCGTTGGCCGTGCCCCCTTGCTTTCCCCGGTGACTCCCAATATCGCCGTCGATTCGTGAGCGCTCACGGGTTCAACGGGTTGGGCGGGTTCCGCAACGGTGTCTGGCTTTCGCCAGAATACGAACAACAGGAAAAATCTCTTGAGCCGCGCGAGAATCTTCGTCATGCGCTGATCCTCATCGGCCGCTTGCCATAGAACAGCGGTGTGACCTGTAACGCGAGCTTCGGATCAATCAGCGAACAGGCGAAGTGCCACGTCGCCGCCGCGTCGGCCGCGTTGTGATTGGCCTTCACGTCCCATCCGAGAATGCGGCAGCGTTCCAGCACGGCGTCTTTCTTGGCCAAGCGATTGCCGCAGAAATGTTGCCGCACGCTCTGCACGCTGACGGTGCTGATTTCATAGACGCCGCGACAGTGCGCCACGCTGCGGACGATGCCGTGCAGCCCGGCCAAACGGTCGCGCGTCGCGCGGCTGGTCGCGCCTTTGAGCGCTTCCGGCGGCAGCATGGCTTCGAGGATGATGCTGGTCGGACGCGGATGCACTAACAGATAGCCCGACAGCCACGTCAACGCGTTGCCGAAAACCGCGTTCTCGGATGCGCCATGCGGCGCGAAGTCGATGAAGCCGCAGACGGGCATCGAGCCCGGCGCACCGCGCGCGAAGCCGGTCGTCGTCGCGAGATCGAGCGCTAGAATGTCAATGCGTTCGCCCATGGCCGCCCTCTGGTTTGATTTCAATTTCGGCATGGCCAAGGTCGGCCGTGCGCCACATGAATCCGAAAAGCTTGCTCAGCATTTCCATGCGCTCGACGGGATCGCTGCACCGAGTCAGGATGGCATAAGCGGCGAGGCCCGCCAAAACGCTTGCCACATCGCTTAATTCTTCGCCGTCGAGCACTTCGCTGACGCGCTTCGCAAGCTCATCGCAATGCGCTTGATATTCGGGGCCGGTGCGGTTGTCGGCGCTCATCGCGCGCTCCCGTTTTTCAGCGTGCGATATTCGACCGGCCGCCCTTCGTCCTCTGCGCGGCCAATGCCAATCTTCATGCCGTCAGAGATGCCGCGATCCGTATAGACGACGGTCGCTTGCGCCCATTGGCCCCATTCGAGTCCGGCTTGGATTCCGCGCGTGCGCTCGACGTTCACGCCGTCGCGCAGGACGCCCGGCTGCGTATAGAGCAAGTGCGAGGCAAACGGTGCTTCGCCGCGCTTCAAGCAATCATGCAACGCGCGCCGCGCGTAGCGGCGATTGAGAAACCGCTGAATCAGATTGCCCTTGTACGGCGACTCGACAAGCACGCGTCTCATTCCGGCGCTCCGTCAGCAAATGGTAATGGTCGCTCGCCAATGCGGTTAGGATCGAAATCTTTTGGCATCCAGTGCGGCTTTGCACCGCTCTCGATCCAGTCGTCGAGCGATTGCACCGAATGATATGGGGCCGGGACATACCACGTGTTCTGCGGCGGCCCACGCCAAATCCTGTCGGGGCGCTCTAAGGCTTGCCAGCCGCACAACCAACCCAAGATTTCGGCAATGCCGCGCGCAAGGCTCACGCGGATGAGCACAAACGGCAATGCCAGCTTGCCGCGCTCGATGTCGCGGGGATTGATCGGCAGGCGCGGATTATCTCGGATGCTCGCGCGCACTTCCATGCCGCCGTCGCCGCCGGGAAATTCAATATCGATCTGAGCAAAATCGCCAAGCTTCGGCGCGTAGGGCAAATGATAGCGCCGCGCGATGAGAAGATGGCCGACATGGCCGACGATCTGTCGGTCGCGTTGCTCGATCTTGGTTAGGTCTTTCTCAGCACCGCGATCTTTGTAGCCGCGTGCCTCATTGAAATCCTGAAACGCATTCGCTGCCACAAGCGCTTCGGTAACGTCATCGGGTGTAAACTTGATGATCATTGCGCATCGCCCCACTCAAACAGCGGGCCGTCGTCGCGCGGAAGGTTCTTCGCCTTGATCGCTGCCCGTGCGCGTTCCTCCGGGCCAGCGAGCACAAGCCCCATGCGGCGGCGAATGTCGTTGCAGTATTCGTCCTCGCGCTCGACAAGCTCACAGCGCATGCCCTCGCGCCATGCCGCCTCTGCCGTCGTGCCGGTGCCAGCAAACGGATCGAGAACGCGTCCGCCCTTGCGGCAGACAAGGCGGCAAAGCCACTGCATTAAATCGAGCGGCTTCACTGTCGGATGGCGCGAGCCGAGCCGGTCGTCGGCGTCCGCCTTCGCGGTGTAGAAAAAGCGCGCCGCCGAGCCGCTATCGGCATAGTATTCTGGCGCTTTCGATGTGCCAGCAAATTCACCATAGACGCTGCTTTGCTCGCCCTTGACCCTCGGCCATCCGCCCGGTTGATCCGTTTCGGGGAAGGCCGCCAGCACCGCCTCGCTGCCGTCGTGGGCTAAATTTGCTGGCCATCTGCCGCGCTCGTCGCCGCCGCGTGCGTCCGGCTTCGCCTCGAAAAAGAATCGCGCGGCCGAGCCCTGGTCGCCGTAGCCCGGATCGCCGGGCTCAAAGAGCCCGACCGGAATATTCTGCACGTCGCCGCCGCCCGCATTGCCGATGCGTCCGCCCGCGCTGATGCCGGTATCGGGGAATAAATCTTTGACTTCCTCGCTGCCGTCGTGCGCGAAATTGGCGGGCCAACGGCCAATGTCGGATGACCGGCCACAGCCCATCGCAAAATCCATATCGCGCGAACGGTTGTCGGCATGGCCACGGTCGCCAGAGCAATTTGCGGCGTAGGAATCGTCGCTGACGGCGATCCGCGTGGCGTTGATATTAATCGCGCCGGTTCCCCATTTCAGCACGTTGGCCGCAACGCTGCCCTCGCTCAGCGGTTTGCGCGCGAGCACGATTAGCTCGACGGCTGGTTTCAGCGCCGTGCCCCATCCGTCCCATGTGCGCGCGTCGTCGCTCGCTGGCGCGGTGATCGCATAGTCCATTAGCCGCTCGCGCCCGTCGTCGCGCTTGCCGTTGCCCGAGCCCCACGCGTCGCCGCGAATATCTTCGACCTTGCGCATGCCCAACACTTCGCGCTCGGCCCCGGCCATGCGGTCAATGTGCTTCGACATGCTGTGCGACTTCGGGAAGCCCGAGCCAAAGGCCCAAACGATAATGTCGCGGAATTCGAATCCGGCTTGCTGCATCGCGACCTGTACGAATCCCACGTGCTTGGGGATCGTGAACACAACAGCGTGCGCGCCCGGTTTGAGGACGCGCAGCACCGTTGCCCAAGTCGCCGCATCAAAAGCTAGATCGCCGCCGTCCCATTCCTTGCCCATGAAGCCTTTCGAGGCGCGGTGATAAGGCCCCCATCGGCCGGTCTTTTCGTCGGCGTTGTTTATCGGCGCGCTGTCAGGCGAGCCGAAGCGCTTCACAATACTAAGGAGATGGTACGGAGGGTCTGTTACGCAGGCGTCAAAAGAATTTTCCGGCAACACCGCGAGCGCTTCGCGCATGTCGCCGCAATGCAATACGACTCGACCGTCGAGAAAAGATTCCGGCATAACGCTCCCCGCCGCAGAGCGACAGCGCGCAATGGGCCTCGCGCGCGCCGCTCAGAGAGCCGCAGAAAAAGTTAGACAACGCTATCGAGCGCCGCTTCATGCTGTTGTGGTCGAGCACGCGACAACGCCGCTTGGCCGAGCGGCAGATTCACGAAGTCGCCAAGGTCGGAACAGATGCGGTCGTAGGTGTCCTGATCGTCGGCTTCGAGCTTCGCGACATTGTTCTGTTGCTGTTTGTCGAGCCTGCGGTTCTTGACCAGCGCGCCGAACACGCGCGGAGAGATTCCCGCTTCCTTCGCCCGCTTTTTGATTTCCTCGATTTCCTCGCGCGGGCCTTGACAGTTTTGCATGTACTCGCCCTTGAAACTGGCAAGCTCGCGGTCGCATTCGTCGACTTCACGTAACAGGTTTTCGACCGTCTGCCGGTCGTACCCGTTGGTCCCTTCGGCCATGGGCATGCCTCCAATGGTGTGATTTGCGTGTGACGGACTCGCCACGCGCGCGAGCCGCCGAGTCATGAACCTGACACAATGAAAATAGCCGAGCAAGGCGAAACAATTGGGGAAACCGTGGAAAACATAAAATCGCTTTTTTTAGCGCCGAATTTCGGTTATAGAGCGGGGCGAGCGTGATTCGTTCCCCGCTCTCGCCTTTAGCACGGGGCCGACTCCAGTGCCGAGCATAGAACGCCGCCCAATCGTTAGCGTGGAGCAATGGCTAGACTGGCGCAAGCTCGACGTAACCGCGAGTAACGTCGGCGCGCTCTTTGGCTGTCACCAATACAAGACGATCTTCGGATTGTACGCAGACAAGACCGGTGGCGGCGAGGCGCAAGCGGACTCGGCGCTAATGGAACGCGGGCGCGACTTCGAGATCGCTATCGGCAAGCGCACCGGCCGCGACCATCCCGACTGGAAAATACGTCCGGCCAACGTGTATTTCCGCGACCCGGAATTGAAGCTTGGGGCGACGCCCGACTTTTTCATCCGCACGCGCGACGGTCGGCGCGGCGTTCTACAGACGAAGCTTGTCAATCCGTTTTCGTTTCGCCGGTACTGGACGCCAGAGCTTCCGCCGCAATGGATCGCGCTGCAAACGCTGACCGAAATGATGCTCTCGCGCGCCACCTTCGGGCTCATCGCGTGCTGTGAATCGGACGGCTATGGCACGCACGAAATGCACTACTATGAAGTGCCGCGCGTCGCCAAAGCCGAGCTTCGAATCCGCGAAGCGGTTGCCCGCTTCTGGCAAGCGGTGCGCATAGGCGAGTTCCCCAAGCCTGACTACGGACGCGATGGAGGGTTGATAGCCGCCATGTATCCGACAGCGAAGCCCGGCAGCGTGGTCGACCTACGTCACGACAATCGCATGCCCGAGATTCTTTCCGAGCGTGACAAGCTCAAAGCCGAGATCGCCGCCAAGACGGCGCAAGTCGAAGCGCTCGAAGCCGAGCTAAAGGACAAGGTAGGCGAAAACGAAACCGCGCTCTGTAGCGGCTGGACCGTCACGCTCAAAGAAGTCAAAGCGGCGCTGGTCAAAGAATACACGCGCAAAGCCTACCGCAAGATCAACGCCAAGCGCGACGAAGCGGCGAAAGAGCCCGAGCCGGTCAAGACGGAGAGCGCGGCGTGATGGACAAACGTGCCTATCTAGTGAGCGCTTTCTATCGCGCCGCTATGTTCCTCAAAGCCCGCATTGAGCATGACGGATGGGGATGGTCGTCAAACTATTTGCGAGAGCATGTGCGTTGTGCCTACGGACTCCGCTTCACCAATAGCGAAAGCCCCGCGATTTTGCGAGCATTGATGCGGGCGCATCCCGAGCTAAGTCGGCTAGTGAAGATCAAGCCACTCAAACAACGCGGCTTCCCTCCGCTATTCGAAGATGGCGCGTTGCCGAAGCAACAGTGAGATCAACCATGACTAGGGAATCAAAAAAGATAATCCATCAGTTGAGTATTCGTTGTCATGCTTCGGTGCAAGACATCGAGCTAAGTTCAAGTGTTAAGGGGTTCTGCGATCCACGGAAGTGCTTCGGTAAGGTAGCGATTGCTCGCAAGCTCGATCAAGAATTTCCGCAATTGCAGTCGCACAAGGTTCGCGTGGACGCAGGGCATATCAAGGCAAACATTCGCGGGTATCGCTGGCTTGCCGATACTCCGAAAATTCTGCGTGCCATGCTGATCAACTTCGACAATAAAAAGAAAAGACATCTCGTCACGCCATTTGATTTCACTATCGTGTTTGTTCGCATGTCCAAGATCGATCCGGCGAAAAAGTTCACGGCGGAACGTCGCGTGCAGATAGCCGCAGCGCGCCGTAACCGAGAGGCAAAGACCGGCACAACAGACAGAGCGCGCTATACCTTGCGCAAGCGCATCGTGGGCTACACATGACGGAAAAGATCACAGACGTGCTCGACTACTTCGACGACGAATGCACGTGCCCGATTAACTTCGTGCAGCAAACGGACGATGGCTTTGAGGCTATCGCCACGCACATTAGCTCAAGCCTTGACGGACCCCACGACGAAGGTCGCGAGCGATTGATTGGCGTGTTCAAAGATCGCAAGGCGGCGATCAAAGCGCTGCGCGAATATCTGCGGCGTGTCGAGCTTGCCGATCCCATGCCATCTTTCGGTTTCGATTTCGATGCGCTTCCGCCGCTGACTATTCACTAGGAGAGACAAATGGCAGAGACGAAAACTGCGGTAGCCGTATTCCGCGATCTGGTCGAGCGGCAGACGCAAGCCTTCCTACAGGTGATGGACGAAAAGACCGTCGCTCGCTTCAAGCGCACGCTGGTCACCAACTGGCAAGAGCGCAAGGAAGTGCAGCAATGCGATCCGCTAACTGTCATTCAGGTCGCAATGCGCGCGGCGCAAGACGGCTTAATGCTCGATGGGCAGGAAGCGGCAATCGTGCCGTTCCGCGACCGCGACGGCGGCAGGGTGACCGCGACCTACATTCCGATGATCTTCGGTATCAGAAAGAAGGTGCGCAACTCCGGGCTCATTGCCGATTGGATTGTGCGCCCCGTCTATGAAGGCGACGATTTTATCGTGAGCTTCGGCAGCAACGAATTCATCCGGCACACGCCGAGCATGTCCGGCGGTCGCAAGCGTCCGCTGGTCGGTTGCTATTCCATTGCGACGTTCAAGGACGGCACCAAAAGCTATGCCGTCATGAACAAGGATGAGATCGAGGATATTCGCTCGAAGTCCAAAGCTAAGAGCGGCCCGTGGCAAGACCCGATTTTCTATCCCGAAATGGCGTGCAAGACGCTCGCGCGGAATCACGCCAAGCAACTTCCGCAATCGAGCGACATGCAAGTGTTCTGGCAGCGCGACGATCAAGATTCCGGCGCGGTGCCCCCGCGCACCATCGATGGCTCGGCCACGCGGCATGAACTTCCGCCGCAAGCCGCGAGCGTCGCTGACATGCTCGATGATTTCGGTGCGGGCGCGCCGACGCAAAAGAGTTTGCCCCCTGCGGATTTGCCTGACGATTCCCGCCCGCAAGGGGCAGACGGCGGGGCCGCGAGTCCCACACACACTCGCGGTCCCTCGCCCGCTGATATTGATTCGGTCAAGCGTGCATTCGCGCGCGGGCAACAGGATCGCAAAGCGGGCAAGCCCGATTCCGTGCCCGACGACTACGCAACCAATGACAAGAACCGCGAGCAAATCGCATGGGCCGCCGGATACGACGGCAAGAGCATGCCGGAATGGCGGACGCAATGAAGCATACGCTAGGCGACGCGCCGATTGAGCCGAAATATATCGAGCAAATGAACGCGCTCGCGGGCGCGCTCGACGAAATGCTCAACGGAAAAGCCAGAGGCAAAGACAAAAAAGTAGGCTTCGTACTGTTGCTTTTTGAATACGGCTCGCACGAAGGCCGCGCCAACTATATCAGCAATGGTGCTGACCGGCGCGACATCGTTACGCTGTTCAAAGAGCAAATCAAACGCTTCGAAGGCCAGCCGGAAATGAAGGGGCGCGCGTGAGCCGCAAGGTGTTCATTCAAGGCGTGCCTGTCACGGAAGTGTCTGACCGGGAAGCGGAAGATGTGGATTTCGTCGTGTGCATGCCGGAAGGGCCGTCAGAGTTCGACGACAATCTCACCGGCTACTGTTGCAAGTGCGACGCCAGGATCATGTATCGCTGGCACGCGCCGCGTAAGCCTAAGAAAATCTGTCTCGACTGCGCAACGAAACTAGCGAAGTAAGAAAGGACACAGCCATGACGAACCTACCGCCAGCTAACAATATCCCGGTACGAAAATCGGCGCAGACATTGGAGGAAGAACTTTCAGGGCTCACGGCGAAGATCAAGCGCGACGCCAACGGCCCATTGCCTGCGCAACTCGCGCAACATTCCGTAGCGGAAGACTTGGCAAAGTTTATCGAACAGCACGCCGACGAAGCGGTGAAGGAAGCGGAGACGCACCGCGAGGAAGCCTATGCCTACGCCAAGGAATTGCGCGAGCGCACGGCCGAGCAAATCGCCCGGCTCAGAGCGTTCACCGACAGCATCAAAGCCAGCCAGCAAGAGATGGCCGAAGTGCGCACGCGCTTTCTAAAGGCCGGGACGACGAATCCGCAGGAGCAATAACCGCTTTGACCGGGAAGAAATGGAAGGTAAGCCGTGAGCAAGTCTACCGTGAACTTTCGGGAAACCGACATGACCCGCGCGTTGCGGGCCGCGAAGAAAGCCGGTCACGTCACCGAGCGCGTGCTTGTTGACTCAAAGACCGGTGACTTTCGTTTGGAATTTCGTGATGACGTAGCGGAGAAATGCCATGACAAAGCCGCTGCAATCGACGCCGCTCCCGGCACCTGAAAACGAAATCATCCAAGCGTGGCATGACGGCGAGCCGCGCAAGCTTGTCGCGGAACGGCTCGGCATTAGAGACAGCGAGCTTGACCGCATTTGGCGATGGCTCAAGACGGTCGGCAAGCTCCCCGACGTGCCGCGCAATCCAAGAACGGAATCGAAGCGCGGCAGCGCGCCCAACTACGATCACGACGGGCGGCCGAGCGTCAACGCGCTAGGCGACGATCCGCTGGCAATGGCGCTCAGCGGCGGCAAACGATGACCAGCGAGTGAAATAACTTTCGTCCAAAATTTAGCGCTGTGCGTTAGTGCGGTTTTTGTTGACTGACGTTTAGCGCGCGGCGAGACTTTTACACGCGAGCGGGAGGATGGTCCGCGAGCGCGGAGGGAAGGCACGACAATAAAACACCTGAATGAAGGGAAACGCGGGCACGGTGCCGCCCCATCAAAGCTCCCCGGCAAAGTGAAACTAGCTACAGGAGCACGCATGAAACGCGTACTTCTAGCGACTGCGGCTTTGCTTGCGTTGGCGACAACGCAGGCATCGGCCGATGTGATCTTGGGCGGCCAAACCTTTACCGGCGACGGCACTCCCTTGACGCTGACTGCGGTTGTCCCTTCGGGGAACCAGCCGCAGAATATCCAGTGTGTGATCTGCGGCGCGAATCAGCCGCAGCAAAGCGCGACGTTTGGCTACACCGACTTCCAAAATCAGGGTAGCCAGACGAACCTTGCCGACTTCTCGACCAACGTGTCGGGTGGTGGCAACCCGGGGAACAACACCATCGGCATCCCTTATGCCGGTACGTTCCTGCGGAATTACCTGATCTCGGTTGGCGATCCCACTCTGAACTTCTCTATCGGGATCGACGTGAACGACAACGGCAACGCGCAAACCCTCAACAGTTTCTATCTGTTGAATCTGACGACGCATACGGTGCTGGAAGCGTTCACGACACCGACAGCGATCCCGGCGATCAACAATGGTACTGGCTTCCCCGACTATACTCTGACGGGGTTTGACATCACCGTTGGCGGCGACGTTCATGCTGGCGACAATCTGATTTTCTTTGCCAACATGAGCAACATGAACGATGGGCCGGACTCGTTCTTCTTTACGCCAGCGGCGGTCCCTGGACCGATTGTCGGCGCAGGGTTGCCCGGCATCCTCGCCTTGTTTGGCGGCGGTGGCGGAATGCTTTGGCTAAACCGTTTCCGCCGCAGGCGAAGCGGTCAACTCGCCTAACTTACTACGGGAAAACTCAACAACAGATACCCGCCGCGATGTATGCGGCGGGCAGTAGAGCGGGTCGTCGAGTTTTGCTCATTCTCGGCGGCCCGTTTTCTTGAAAGGAATTGTCCCATGAAGCTGACTGTAACACTGGCGGCTTTTACATTGCTTTGGTCGCTCGGCGTCGTCCGCGCGCAGACGAGTTTGATCTTGCCGCCGAATCTATCCATCCCGCTCACCGTGCCGCTGACAGACAACAAAGACGGCAAGCAAATCGGCACCGCGACGTTTTCAGACAACCACATCTATTTGCGCCACAGCAACGGCGAGTTCATGGCGACCGTCGAGATCGCACGCGACGGCACAAGGACTCTGTACGATCCGCACGGCAAGATCATCGACCAACTCCCCGGCGTGAAACTACCCGAATGAGATATGCGCAGAATACGCGATTGGGAAAGGTACGCAGAAGCGCTTGATATGCACCTTGCCGGGATGACGCTCAAAGAGATTGGCGAGCGATTCGGCGTGAGCAAAGAACGCGCCCGTCAGATGGTCATCGTCGCGAAGGCTCAACTCGCGTTTCGTGTGTTCAAAGGTCTATCGCGTCCGCGTTTCTACAAATCATGGTGGGAGACGGCGAATGAGAATACGGATACCGAAGCAATATGACGTGGTAATGGATTGGGTTGCGTGCCACGTCTTGCCGCCGGACAAGCCGACAGGAATCCACGTGCGCGGATATGCTGTCACGTGGCTCGACGCGGCGGTCTTTGGTTACGCGCTCGCCGGGGCCATCGGCATGTTCGTGTGGACTGGTAGTTGGTATTCGTTTCCAGCCGTTGCCCTGTGCATGGCGTTTGCAATTTTAGTGTGGGGCTGGAAGTGAAGTGCTAAAATGCTCGGCATGCACGAACAAGGAATTCAAAGCGTTGGGCTTCCGCCCGAGCGACACGCTGACCGCGTAGTCGCGGAAATGATGCGCGAGCTTGCAAAGAAGCGCGCCGTGCTTTGGGGGGAAATGCAAGCGGCGATCCTCGACTCCGCTGACGGCAATCCGCGCGCGCAGCGAAAGCTAGAGCAACGTATCCTGCGCGCTGGCGCGATGACGACGCGGCTCACACCGGGCAAACGCGGGCGCTACATGCTCGAAATTTACGACTACACCGGATGGGATGCCGGACGCGACGAAGAAATAATTATTGGCGACCGCATCCCGCAGAAGCCGTGGATCGTTTGCTATCTCAACGTGCTTCGAAGCAAGGGCGGCGGGCGCGACGAACGTGAATTGAAATCGCGCGCGCTCTTGTTCATCACGCATCATTGCCTCTCGCGCATGGCGCAACGTCTCGGCATGCGCACGCCGGACGACGTGACCGTTGCGACCCGCGTCATCTGGCGCGCCGCCGTGCGGCTATTGCGCGAGAAGGACGACATCGAAGCGTGGCTCGCCGCGCCGCGCGCTGGCTGGCGCGTGCCGCTCATCAAAAAGGACGGCTCGCAACACGACATCGTTGTGCTGCAACGTCACGACAAACGCGAAGCCCTGGTCGCGGCAACCGTGATGGACTTGTATGAAAAATGCCAATCCGATGGGCCGACATAGATTGGCGCAACGTCGCCGTAATTCCTGACGACGTGATCCCGCTGACGCACGCTGACCATTTGAGCGTCCGCGCTGTGAATTCGATGCTGGCCATTGCGCGGTCGCGCGTGAAGCGACGGCATGGCAATCCGAATCCATTCTATAAAGCCGCCGGTCAGTATCTCGACATGCTGCGCGGCGACAAGCCGAAGGCGATATGGGCCGAGCTTGTGCGCAAGCACTGTGGACTCGGTGCCTCGCGCGCCAGCGAGCTTGTGGCGCTCGCCAGGGGCAAGCCGGTCGCCGCACAACGCGCGGAATCGGCCGCCCGGCAAAGGCGGCGGCGTCACGGCCAAGTCTCCCCTGGTCGAAAACGGGCAAAATCACCTGTAAAATCAAGGACTTAGGAGGGAAAAGCCGGGTCAGGACAGCCCGGCCGCGTCATCGGTGATCTTTTGGACGGTCATTTTCTCTAGCAATATCAATAGCTTATCCCCCTTGCATGTGCCAATTTGGCTCATTATATATAGTGTGAGCCCCGCGCGTGTGCGCTTGGGCTTCCCCGGTCGGGAAAACGGGAATACGGGCGGTGCCTCTTGTGCGGACAGGCTGGCGTGACCCGGACCAAAGAAACGAATGCCAGCTATGGGCGCGCGGTCAATACGCGCGCACCGAGCCGCGCCGTAACGCGCGCGCGCTGACCGGCATGTCGCGGCCCCAAGCCTACGGGGCGCGCCATGCGGGGGCGCGCGAGCTACCCGGATCAACGTGGCCCGCTGGCATCGGCCGACGCGTGCGACCAACTCGACTCCTTTTCTTATGCGCACCGTCTGGCGACTTGATCCGTTCAACACGTGATCGCCGTGCGGCCATCGTAGTCCACGCGCCCTGGTAAGGCGCAAGCGGCGAGCGGTTGGCGACACCCGCTTGTGAATCCCCTCACGGGGCGCTGTAGCAAGCGACGCCAACCCGCGACGCAATCCCGCACCGGTTACGTGGCGGATCAAGAATAGACTCCAGACTCCAAACTTTTCTAAGCGTGCTCGGCTAGGAGCACGTCATAGAGAAGTTGTTTCTCTCCGCGTCTAGCAACGCGGCCACACAAACCACGGAGTCTACAATGTTCGCTGTCGTGATCTATCACTACGACAGAGGCACGGTCATGTTCGACCGTGCGGTCGGCGGTTTCGAAAGTGAAGAAGCCGCTCTCAAATGGGCCAAAATAGTTAACGAATTCGTGCCCGGTCAGGACTTTAGCGTGATCGAAGTCGAGCACGTTGACGGCACCGACTGAATACTAAGCGCGCCGCAGACAAAGCGGCGCGTCATAGTGTTCATTCGAACACGCCGCGTCTAGCAACGCGGTTCTCTCACAAAGGAGTCTACAATGTCTGCCTTCGTTGTATCGCACGATCACATCGACGCTCTGTTGACGTTCGTGCGTTACGAAAATCAGGACTTGCAAGAACGGCTCGGCCATTACGCCAACCTTGGCGCGGCGGCCGACCTGACTGACATCGGCCGCGTGCTCTTGAAAGAGTGCGAGCGGTCGGTTGCTCACCGCTATCCTGACGGTGACCTTCCCGGCAAGATTGGCGAGCACGCGGAGGATTATTACTTCAAATCCTTCGACCCGTTCTTCGCCATGCCGAACGCGCAAAAACTCGCGTGGGTCATCAAAGCTTGCCATTGCTTCGATTATCAGTCGTGCGAAACCGATGATTATGAATCGACGGTCGCGCACAAGATAATCCGCGCCATCGAAGCGCGGGCAATGGCGAGCTTGCCGCATTACGAAGACGCGCCGTGGGAAATCAACCGCGACCGTCTCCCGGCATAGTGAAGCGACGTAGCGCCCGGCTCGCCCTTGCCGGTCACGCGAGACTAGGGGCACGAACGGAATACTACAGAGCCCGTCCGCTGTGGCGGGCTCGATAGCATTCCTTGTGAATGCCCCGCGCCTAGCACGCGCGGGTTTCTCAAACGATGGAGTCTACAATGCCTAATCCTGTCATTGTCCGCAAAGTCCCAATTGACCGCGCGGCGCTTTTGGTCAAGCGATTGATCGCGAAGCGTCACAGCGTTCACCTTTGGGGAAAACCGGGCATCGGCAAAAGCGAAGTGACCCGGCAAATTGTCGTTGAGCTTGATATTGCTCAGCGCGAGATCGACGGTCACGGCTGGAACCTGATCGAGTTTCGCGCCAACTTGCGCGAGCCGGTCGACTGTCGCGGCATCCCTCACGCCGACTTAAAAACCGGTGTCACGCGTTGGCTTGTCCCCGATGAGCTTCCGCGCGAGGATCGCGACGGCAAATACGGCATCTTGTTCTTGGACGAATTGAATACCGCGAGCATGCAAATGCAAGCGGCGCTTTTTCAGTTGGTCCTTGAACGCAAGCTTGGCGACTACACCTTGCCGGAAGGTTGGGTGATCGTCGCCGCTGGCAATGCGGTTTCCGACCGCGCTGCCGCACAGCGGATGCCGACAGCGTTGCGCAATCGTTTCGCTCACATATACGTCGTCGCTGACGTTAACGCGTGGGCGAAATGGGCCGTCAAGAATAACGTCGCTCCCGAATTCGTTGCGTTCGCACGTTTTCGGCGCACGTTGTTCGACGACACGCGCGGCCTTCCAGTCGGTGACGAAAACGCATTCTTGACGTTTCGTAGCTTTACGAAGGCGTCGGAATTCGTTGATGAGCCGGTCGAGTTTCGAACCGAGTTGTTTGCCTCTCACGTTGGCGACGACACGGCCACGGAAATCGACGGCTTCATTCGCCTGTATCAATCGTTAGGTTCGCTCGAAGATATCGTGGCGAACCCGACAACGGCGAAAGTCCCGACCGAAGCGTCGGAGCAATTCGCGGTTTGCACTGGTCTTGCGCGTCTCGCGACGCGGAAGAATTTCAAGCAAATCATGACGTATGCCAATCGGCTCGACTCCGAGCGGCAGACGTTGCTCATTCACGACGCGACGATGCGCGATGCCAAGTTGAAAGAGACTGCCGAGTATTCTGCGTGGGCGGTCGCCAATCAGCATGTCGTCATGCAGTCCTAACGGACCTTACCGAAGCGCGCCGGGCTCATTGCCCGGCGCGTCACGGTACGGCACCAAACAAGCCGCTACTCGCCGTCTAGCAACGGCGCTCTCAAGACATGGAGTCTACAATGCACACGACTAAAATTGCCTCTCCGCTCTCGCGCAAGGCGACGCTTGTCTCTGTGGAAATTTCACAGTGGTCGGCTCGCAAGCTTGACCGGAGGGTCACCGACGAAATCAATTCGTCGCACGGTGCGTCTGCGGACGCGGGCCGATATAACAAGCTTCTGATCGAGGCCAAGCGCCTCGAAAAGATCAACAAGCTTGTGTCGGCCGCGCGCGAGCTTCATTACACGTTGACGAAACCTTGGGCCGACGAAGGTCTAAGGATTCTCCCCAACGTCCTGCACGAAAAATTCGCGAAACAGTTTCGCGAGATCAAGCGGGAATTCGACGCTGCCGCCGATGAGTTCTGCGCGGACTATCCGCGCTTCGTCGAGGAACGCAAGCGGGCGCTCAACGGACTCTTCAACGAGTCCGATTATCCCCGCGCGGAAGATATTCGGAGCAAGTTCAAGCTTGCGACGAAAACCTTCCCGATCCCCGAAGCCGACGACTTCCGTTCTGACGTACTCGACGCCGATACAATCGAGGACATCAAGCGGGAGTTGACCGAGACTTCGGCCAACGTGTTGGACGGCGCAATGCAGCACACGGTTAAGCAAATCGCGGAAGCCGTGGGGCACATGGCGACGAAGCTCAAGGAATACAAAGCCAAGGATGACGGCAAGCGACACTTCTTTGCCAACTCCCTGGTCGAGAATGTCCGCGAGCTTGCCGACCTGTTGCCCGCGTTCAACTTGACCAACGATCCGAAATTGGAATCGTTGACGAAGCGGATTCAGCGCGAGCTTTGCGCCGAAGATGCTCAGACGCTTCGCGAGAATAACAACGCTCGCGAGAGCGTCGCGAAGTCGGCCGACGACATTCTAAAGGACGTTGAGTCCTTGCTCGGCTAAGAGACGACACTAAGCGGGGCGGTTCGCCGCCCCGTCATAGTGTTGCACTCGCAACACCCGCGCCTAGCACGCGCGGACTCAAGACATGGAGTCTACAATGCTTAATATTGACAGAGCGAAAACAGCCCTCGAACGCGTGTTGAAAGCGCGCGCCGAGTTGATCTTGACCCGCACGTTTTACGGCGTGCTGGTCGGTCAGGTTTCGCCGCAGATGTCGGACAAGATTCCGACCGCCGCGACGAACGGTAAAGTTCACTTCTGGAATCCAGATTTCGTCCACAGCCTTCCGCAAGAGGAAGTCCTTGGAACGCAAGCCCACGAATCAGAACACGACGCGCGTCGCCACGGTACGCGGCGCGGCGGTCGCGATCCGAAGAAGTGGAACGAAGCTTGCGACTACGCGATCAATATCGATCTTGTGGCCCAAGGCTTCAAACTGCCGAAGGGCGCGCTGATCGATCCGAAATATCGCGGCATGTCCGCCGAAGATATTTATCGGTCGCGCGAGATTGACGAAGCTCTGGAAAAGCAAAAACAGCAAGAGCAAGAGCAAGCCGACAACGAGTCCGATCCCGATGAGGGCGAGGGCGAACCTTCCGACAATTCCGAAGGCGAGGATCACGGTGACGAAACCGAGATCGACGCGGAGGAATCAGAGGAAGGCGGCGACGACGAAGGCGACGAAGGCAACGAAGGCGAAAGCGATAGCGGCGACGCTACCGAAGAAGCCGACGAAGCCGACGAAACCAAAGGCGGCGGCGACGAAGGCGAAGCCGAGCAAGGCGACGACCAGGGCGAAGGCGAAGGCAACGGCGGTGACGCCGAAGCCGAAGCTGACGACCAGGGCGACGACGAAGGCTCGGGCTCGGGCTCTGGCGAAGCCGAAGGCGACGCGGAAGGCGAAGGCACGGGCGAAGGCTCGGGCGACGCGGAAGGCGAAGCCAACGGCAACGGCGAAACCGAAGCCGAAGGCGAAGGCGAGAGCGATGAGCCTCAATCGTGCGGCGATCCCGGCGGTTGCGGCGAAGTCCTCGACTCGGCCGACACTGCGGCGGAAGTTGCCGAAGAAGATTGCAAATGGGAGCGCGTGTTGCGCCAAGCTGCCGCGTTGGCGGCGAAGCGCGGCGAAGCTCCCGGCCACGTGGCGCGCGAAATCGAGCATGCGGATCATCCGCCGCAAGATTGGCGCGAGACGTTGCGGGCTTTCTTCGACGGCGGGGCGACGACCACGGAAACGTGGAACAAGCCAAACCGGCGCTTTATCGGCGGCGGGCTCTACTTGCCCGGTCGCGTGCGCGACGGCGTTAACCGCGCCGTTTTCATGATCGATACGTCGGGCTCGGTTACTTACTATCCGGGCGCGCTCGAAGCGATCAAGGTGGAAACGCAAGCGGCGCTCGATGAGCAAATCATCGACGAAGCTGTCGTGATCTACGGCGACACGCGAGTCACACGCGTTGACACTTACCGCAACGGAGACGAAATCGAATTCGATCCGCGTGGTGGTGGCGGCACGGTGATGAAGCCGATGTTTGACTACGTTGCCAACGAAGTCGACAGCGCTTCGCTGATCGTTGCGTTCACAGACTTGGAAATCGAGCCGGAAGCCGAGCTTGGTCCCGCGCCTCATTGCCCGGTCCTGTGGGCCGTCGTCGGGTATCCGCAGAACGTCAAGCGGTATCTCGAAAACACGCCTTGGAATGCTCCGGGCATCGAAGTCCGGCCAGAGTGAATACTAAGCGCGGCGGGGAAACCCGCCGCGTCATAGTGTTCATCCGAACGCTCGCCGTCTAGCAACGGCGCAACTCTAACGATGGAGTCTCTATTGGCACGCAAGTGCCAACGTAAGCAAAAAGACGAATCAATAAACGGTCCTGGCCGCGAAAGCGCCAACTCGATTGGATGAGCTTAGTACAAAGAAGCTCTCACCCTCCGGGGCCGACCTCGAAGCCGCAAGCGGCCGGGAGCTAAAACACCCGGATCGACCGAAGCGGTCACAAGCGAAAAGCGAGAGGCAACTTCACACGTAGCACGGCGTAAGATTCTGGCCCAAGAGGCGCGCGAAAAAGCGAGTATCGGGCAAGGCCCGACGCGGGGAATAAGCGAGAACGTAGTGTGGCAGTCCTTGTGCGGACGAACGACCACTGTTGCGGTGCTACAGCACAAACCTTTCAACCCGCCGTCTAGCAAACGGCGTTTCTCTAACAACGGAGTCTACAATGTCACTCATTGAAGCGCTCGCCGTCGTGAAGGCGGCGGGCTATCGCGTCACGAAACCAAAGCCTAAACGCGTCAAGGATCGCGTCGGGCCTACCTTCGTGGCCGAATTTGCCGATGGCGAAGTCACTCGCATGTCAACATACACGTCGCTGGAAAATCTCGACGTAGATCGCGGCATGCGGCTGTCACATGCCGCTTACGAGTCGCGTTGGCGGCGCGTCGCGTCAGGGCGACCAGCGGATATTGTATGTCATGTCCCGCAAGTCGTTTCTGCGCATTTCGAACAAGACGGCGCAATCCTTGCCAGTTACGAAGCTGGCGAATGGATCGGCCTGAAAGTTGCGTGAATATCGGATCGGGCACCGGCAACGGTGCCCCTTCCCGTGTTCATCCGAACACAACGCCTGAGAGGCTTGCGAGAGCAACCCTGACGAAGCGCAGCGGGGCAGACCCACCTTCGTCGAAGTGGCATCAACCGGACGTTATGCACCGGAAGCGCGGTCCCGACGCCAACAATATCGGGACATACTTTTGACCGTGAGTCCCACGTGGCTGGTCGAACGTCGTCGGATGGCGGCGAAAGCGCCGAGGCAGCGGTCGCCCGTTGAAGCGAAAGCGGAGGGCAAGAGGCCGAAGACGCGCACCATCCACTTTCCCGCCCGCCTAGCAACGGGCTTCGAACCATGGAGTCTACAATGAAAATGACAGTCTTAGGCTTGAGCGTTGGTGACACAATCACCGCGCCCACGCCGTTTAGCGGCACCGCCGAAATCGTCGGCTTCCGCTACCACACGTCGCGCAACACGGGCCGCACCTGTATGGTCGCGGATTATGTGACGCACGACGGCAAGGCGTCATTCGATCCGGTTGAGAAGCTTCGGCCGCTCAAAATATCCGAAGCGCCCAAAGCCGACACCGGGCCGAGCGCCAGCAATATTCGCGAGTTCTGCGGCTATCTCCGCAATTGCACCGACGCGCAAGTGCGCGGCGTGTACGAGAAAGAGAAGCACGCGGGCCGCGAAGTGTACGCAACGCTTGCCGAAGTCGAAGGCGAGCGTCGCGGCTTAATCTTTTTCGACTGAAAATGAGTAGCCACGTCGCCAAATGCGGCTTGGGTCACCAATGGGAAGCTAACGCTAAGTTGGTCGACTACACGCCGCCCTGGAAACAAGGCAAGCGCAGGCCAAAGCTTTCGAAGCAATGGCAAGTGCTGCCCGAGCGGTGCCCAACGTGCGGGCATCCCTGGACGCTACTCCAACCGAAGGAGTCGCAATGAACGCCATCAACGCGCGTCGCAAGGCGCGCGTTGTTAGTGTTCATCCGAACACCGCCGCCTAGCACGCGGCGCAAACGAGAGGAGTCTACAATGTTTCTGATCTTCGTGACTTGGCTGTTTCTCGCCGCAGTCGTCGGCGTGTTTGCCAGCCAGCGGCGCAACCGATCCGGCTTCGGCTGGTTCGTGCTCGCGCTGTTGATCTCTCCGGTACTCGCGTTTCTTCTCGCCGCTGCGTTGCGGTCAAAAGAGCAACGCACCGAGCCCGGATATGATTGGCGCGTGCCCGCGCATGCGCAGCCGCGCCCTCCGACCGACAAAGAGTATTGGGAGGGGGAAGCGGAAAGGGCGAAAGCCGCCAGCGTATAAAACTGAAAAGCCCCGGCACCTTCATGGTGACCGGGGCTTTTTTTATTGCGTGCGCGAGTCGCGTTAGAAAAACAAAGCCCCCGCGAGCGAAGCTCAACGGGGGCCTGTGGCCGGTGCAGCTACAGCGGCCCTCGCGCGTCGAAGCGAGTCTACAATGGGCCAGGAAGGCGCTTTGTAGCTTCGGCGGCGATTGACCTAGACATAACGTCTGCACGGCGAAACAGCAACGCGAGATTCTTCGGCCACGTGCTCGGCCATATCTCTTGCTTCGCACGCGCGTGGACAACTCTCAAAAAAATCTTGCGTCGCTCTTGCGGAATGTGCCAATGTGGCGCATCTACATTGCGAGGGCCGATTAGCACCGGCCGACAGGAATAACCGAGTCTACAATGAAGCGCGCCCCTACGCTGATCGACACGCTGTACCGGCTCACGTTTCGCAATGAGCCGCTTTTCACGCGCGCCAACAATGCCGCGCTGCGCGAAAAGTTTGTCAACGCCCGCCGCTTCATTCTCGACGCGCGCATGTCCGATTTCCTTGGCGAGCTTGCGTCGCGCGCCTTCGCCCCGCCCGCCGAGCATACGACCGAGCCTTGGGGCGGCACGATGGGCGCGACGCTCACCACGCACACCGACCGCGCCGCCGCAGAGCGGATGCGGCGGCAGATTGAAGCCATGCGCGTGTCCGCGATGACGCCGCACGCGATCACGTGGATCGAGTATGATCTTCGCGCCGCGCAGACTCGCTCGAAGGCGTTGCTGCGCCAGCCGTTCGATCCGTCCCAATGCCCCGAGCGCGAGGGCTGGTTGATCGAGCGACACCCGGAGCTTTCCAGCGCTTTCCGCATGCACCTGTTCACGTGGAATCCCGATCCGGCGGAAGCCGACAGCCACGGCTTTCAGGTGTGGGTTTTTCCCGTGACGTTCACGTGGACAATTGACAGCCAGCAAACGCCGTGGCCCTCGCTGTTTGAAGGCGACGGCGAGCAAGACGCGACGGTGATGACCGGGCTCTTGAATTACACGACTCCGTGCGCGTCGATTGCGGATTGCGATTTCAAGTCGGCTCACGACTACAAGCCGTCAACCATTCACACGCTCTTGCGCGAGTGGGTCGGCGTTGTTCGCCGCGTGTGGGCGCTTCTGGCGACCATCAACGATTTGCCGCTGGTCTATTCCGACGTGCGCCAGTCGAAGGGCTTCGTCGCACGCGGGCGCTATCGCCGGTTCTTGGATCACAAGACGATCACCATCAACGTGCCCGCGAAAGAGCAAACGAAGCTCGCGAAGAATCTCATCGCCCTGGTCAAGCGGCGCGCGCATCAAGTGCGCTCGCACTGGCGCGACGACTGGCGCAATCCGCCGTCGCACCGTTGCCCGGCGCTAATGACCAGCGGCATGCACCAATGGAACGCGGACCAGAAGTGCGAGATTTGCCACGGGCACCGTATTCTTGTCCACGAACACCAACGCGGCGACGCGAGCTTGGGCTTCGTCACGCACGATTACAACGTAACGCATGAAGTGGAGACGCGAAAATGAGCATGTTGAAGGTTAGCTACAAGTTTCACGGTAAGACTTTGCCGGAATTGCGCGACGCGCTGATCGCGATCATCGACGAACGCCGCGAATTGGTGCCGAGCGACCAGGGCACGCGCGTCGTCAATGCGCGGTGCGACGGCGAGCGTGAAGCTTTCAATCAGGTTCTCGACATTCTCCGCGCGCTCGAATTCGAGCCTTGGGCATGAACACGCTCAAAGAGCAACGGATGATCCACGCCCACCAATGGGGGCGACGCGACTATCGCGAGGACAGGCCGATGGTCGTGCCTGTCTTTCTCAAGGATCAAGACGAGCGGGATTCCTACGTTGCCGGTTATCGCGGCGAGGAACGGCGCGCAACTAAAGGCGGACTGTGAAATGAGCCGAAGCGGCAACCGACCAATGGGAGTCCGACGCTGGCGTGAACTCCGCGACGACATCGCTGACAGATTCGAGGGCGCGTTGGATGCTATCGCGCAACTCGACCCGCTGACATTCAGCGACAAGCGCGAGGCGGCAGAGAAGGCACGCGATGCCGTACTCAAATCGCTTTACGAAGCCAACGCAATCGAACCGCCGAAAGGGATTGACCCGTCATGATCGCCCGCCGTTCCACGCTCGCTGACGCGCTGCGCATTGCCGCCGAGCAATATGACGCTGACGCACGCGTTCATGCCCTTCCGCCGCCGGACGGCGTTATGAACCCGCTTTGCCGTCGCCGCCTTGTCGATTGCTTCGTGCGGCAGGCCAATGAAGCCCGCAAGCTTGCCGACGACATCGAGCAAGCCGACAAGATCACGTTGGAGGATTGAATGGACCCGCAAGCATGTTTGCACGAATTGCTCGAAGCGGTTCGCGACGGCGACGTTGAAACGGCGCAAGAGCGCTTGTTTGCTCTCGCGACGTGGATCGAGAAAGGCGGCTTTTGCCCGCTGGTCACGCCGCCGATGGTCGAAAAGATTATCGAGCGCCGCAACGCGATGTTGGAGGATTGAGAATGAACAGCGCCGAGCACATTCACTATATTTCGGGCGTGCTTGCCGAGAAGGACGCGATCACGCGCAGCCAATGCGTCGAGATCATCAAAGCTCTGGTCGAGCCCTATATCGGCGGCGAAGAACCGCCGCACTTTGCACAGGTAAACGAAAAGATTCACCTGCTACTCGACGTTCTCGATCCGAGCCGCCGCAACGGGGAAGGCGAGGATCAATGAACGGCGAATCTGTGCGCGAGGCGCGTGAGAAGCTTGGGCTATCGCAAACCGAATTTGGCAAGCGGCTCGGCATGTCTCGCCGGTCGATTGCCCGCTACGAGAAAAAGGATCGCGTGACGCCCGAGCCATTGCGGCTCGCGATTCTGCGCATACTCGACGAGCATCACCGGGAGAAGCACAAGTGAGTACCTACCGAATCGAATCTGAAATCCAACCCGTCAAGCCCGAGCCCGAGCGCGGCAGGCGCAAGGTTGTCATTCGCTGGCATATCTTTCGCAATGGCAACAAGGTCGCGACCTTCGTCACGCGACGACAGGCTCGCGAAGCGCTGCGCGAGATCAAAGAGAAAGGGGAGACGCCGTGACCGACGAATTCCACGTCATCTTCGACGATCCTGTTGAGGACGCCATGACCGATTGGTCGCGCGATCACTTTGCGCGAATGAAAGACGGCGGCACGTGGGCCGTCAAGCGCAGCGGTTTGATATTTCAGAGGCGCGGCAGAACACTCGTATTGACCGCACGCATGCCGCACGATCCCAACATGCCAATCAACGCCGAACAACTCGACGTGCAGCAAAAGCGCGAATACGCGAATATCAAGCGGCACTTCGAAGCCGTAGGGATCACGGTGATTTGGAGCACGCAATGAAAGAAGCTTCGACAAGCACAGCTTTGGGCGTCGATCTCAGCAAAATCTCAGCGACGCTTTCGGTCATGCAAGGACTGATCGAAACGCTAGAGGATAGCCCAAGCAAAAAAGCCCTCCTGCGGCTGTGCAAGGAAGGCTTGGGAGCATACGAGCGGGCATTCGAGGATTTGCAAGAGCTTCGGCAGTACGCGAGCCGGATATAAGAGGAGTCGAAAAATGAGCAAACAGATGGAAGCGGATTTGGCAAACCGTCTCCGCGAAAAGCTACAGCAATGGATAAGCGACAGCGAAGCTTTGTTCGAGATGGGGCGGATGCGCAAGTTTGCGGCGTTCGAAGCCATCATCCAAAATCTTCTTTACGCGCTGGTATGGCGGATCGTGCGCCACATGCCGCAGAAGTGCGACGACGACTTCGTTGATGCGTTCAAGACTTTGCTCGCACAAGCACGCAAGGACATTGCGGAGAACGCGAAGCAAAAAGCGAAGGCGGTGCGGTCATGAAAACGATTAAGCTATTGGTCAACGAAACCGAGCTTGACCACCTGAAATGGGCGCTCTCGATGGACGTGGAGTTGTCCGACGATCAATTGAAAGAAAAACGGACGTTGCTCGCGCGGCTCAAACGGATGGAGGGCCATGACAGCGACGAACCTATAGAGCAACAATCGCTCGCCCTCTTGGAGCTAAGCGCGCGGACAACGAACGCGCTGCACCACGCGAAGATTGAGACGGTTGGCGACTTGCTCAAGAAAAAACCATTCGAGCTTTTGCGCGAGCCCAACTTCGGCAGGCGGTCGCTCGATGAAGTCAAAGTGCGCCTGTCCGACTTCGGGCTCACGCTGGCCGCACGGGAGAACGGCCAATGAGCAATCACCTGACTGACCGCGAGCGCGATGTTGTGGAATTGATCGCGCTCTCAAACAAAGAAATCGCGCGCGAGCTTGGCGTTACCGAAGGCACCGTGAAGGTTCACCTTGTCAATATCTTCCGCAAGCTCCACGTCAAAAATCGAACGCAACTCGCGGTCGCCGCAATGGCGCTCGCGCTCGCCGTCGCGACGCCAGCGCAAGCGCAATGGCTCTGGAATTGGCCCTATGCCCCGTGGCGAATCCAGCCCGGCTTTGTCGCCCCGCCGCTGCCGGACCCGTATGCCCCGGCTCGGGCTGCACAAGCGGCCGAGCGCGGCGAAGCCCTTCCCGTTGCCCCGCCGCCGCTCGCCTATGCGCCGGTTTCCCCGCCCGTGGTCGAAGTGCCCGCCCCGGTCCCGCCGCCCCCTCTAGGCTGGATTTATGGCCCACTGACGGCGTGCGCCGACCCGCCGGTATGCCGGACGACCGTCGTCGCGGTGCTCGCGGACGGGGCCAACGTCCGGGCCGCGCCCAATGGGCCGGTCACCGGTTCCTTGGCCAATGGCGTGCCAATCTTTCCCCTGGACCGGCGCGGCGATTGGTTGCTGGTCGCCGCCGCTTGCTCGCTCGCGCCGACCTATACGTGGTCAGTGACAGCGGGCGTGCCGCTGTCGGTTTGCATGTGAAGGAGTCTGAAATGACAGTCAGTAGAGTCGAGATCGTTCGTGTCGTCAGGCGCAACCTTGGCGACGACGCGGCCAAGTTTGTCGGGCAAGCGATAAAGCTCAAACGCTCGACGGTCGCCGTGACGATGAGCCAAGACCGGCACAAGCGCGGACGCAGGAGGAAACGCCGATGACCAAACACAAAGCTTCCGTCGTTGCGCTCGAAGCGCTGATCGCGCTGGCGCTCGCCTTCGCCATCGTGTTCTCGCTGCGGATCATTGCAGCGCACGCGGAGGAACGCACGACGTTCACCGACAAAGATGGCCACTTCGCTGGAAGCTCTGTCACGCGCGGCAACACGACGACGTTCACGGATCGTAACGGATTCTATCAAGGCACTGTGACGCGGCAAGGCACGCCGAGCAACCCGCAAACTATCAACGGCAGCGATCCGTTTGGAAGGCGCGGGCGATGAACGAATACAGCCGCAAGCGTCCGCCGGACGATGAGCTACGCGGCCACTTGCGCACAAGTTGGTTTGTGGTGATCCGTTGGGCGCTACTCATTTTGGCGATAGCGGTCGCCATCGGTTTTTTCGTGCGCGAGCTACGCGGCGAGACGCCAACCGAGTGGTGGCGAATCGTCACCGCTATCGAGCAACAGCAAGACCGACTCGACGACGACGAAAAGCGTTTCATCCGCAACGTCATCAACCGGCTCACTCTGCACGAAGACGCGGTGCCGACGCCCGAGCACGCGCGCTGGCTGCGGAATATCAAAGCGAGGCTCGACCGGCGATGACCGAAATATCAGAACAGGACCGCGAGAAATTCAGCGAGCTTTTGCGCGACCACGGGTTAATCGGGATGCTGCGCATGCTGGCGGCCATGTGCCGGAAATGGGCCGAGACTTACGAGCGCGACGATCCGGGCGCGGTCTTTCGCTGGCGCAACGCCGACAAGATACTCACCGGGCTTGCGGACGCTCTTTCCGATGAAAAGAAACAATGACATGACGCGAGAATGCGGCGGCTGCACGCTCTGTTGCAAGCTTGTGCCCGTGCATCACGGCGCGCAAGTTAATGGCGTCGATATGCCGGGAAGTTGGCACAAGGCCGCAGGGGAGCGCTGCCGCCACCAGCGCACGGGTAAGGGCTGCGCGGTTTATCGCAAGCCCGGATTTCCCGCGTGCTGCGCGTTGTGGAATTGCCGATGGCTTGTCGGTGACGGCACCGAGAACCTACGCCGCCCGGATCGCTCGCATTATGTGCTCGACGTGATGCCAGATTACGTCACGGTATTCGATGACGATCCAGACAAGGGAGCGCCAATCGAAGTCGTTCAGATTTGGATTGATCCAAAGTATCCCGACGCGCACGAAGACCCGGCATTGCGCGACTATCTCAACGAGCTTGGCAAGAAAAACGTCGCCGCAATTATTCGCTACAACAGTGACACCGCATTCGTGCTGTTCCCGCCGAGCATGTCAAGCGATGGCGAGTGGCACGAAAAGCGCAACGGCACGCCGCTTCCGACGCGTTCCGCCAAAGAGCTTTTCGACGGCATCAAGCGAGCGCGAGAGATCGCGACATGATCTGCGCGGACATGACGCCCCCGGCGGGCATCGTGTGCTGCCAGCCGCGCAAGCCGAGCAACGCGCGCGAGTATTGGTCGTGGAGAGAAAAAAATAGCCGCCCGTGCTGGTACGCAGGGCGGCCGGGTAAGCCGAAAGATGAGCTTCGGTGGTGTGTATCCTCGCAAGATGAGCCACCGGAGGGGAAGGGAGCGGAGTCCGTTGCGACACCGCCGCAATCACGTGACGGACTCCCTCCCGCCTTTCAAACTATCCAAGTGCGACCGATTGCGCCAGGAGACTTTGAGGACCGCTGGCTAGGCTTCATGCGCTGCCGCTACCTGATCACTGGCAACTGGAATTGCTGAATGGCCGCGCTCGAAATGTGGGTGATTTACGACGGGCCGCTCGACTACCCGGAGAGCTTCGTCGCGCGGCTCTGGCTGATCGAGGCGGGCAAGGTGACCATGACTGATAACGTGATGCTCGCGCCGACGCTCGACGCTATACGCAAGGCGTTGCCTATGGGACTCGTCAACGTCGGCCGCTTCGACGGCGACGATCCCAAAATAATGGAGACGTGGCTATGAAATTCGGAATCATCGACCCGCGCAGCGCGCGCGCAGAGATTATCGACGCGCCTGATTGGTACACCGCAGGCAAGGAAGTCGGCATCGTCGCCGGACAGACCGACCACGGCTTGATCGTGCGCGACAAGAGCGGCGGGCTTGGCTACTTCGTCTATGAGTTTGGCATGTTCGTGCCTGACCAGCGCTATTGCTCCATCGGCCGCATCCTGATCGCCGGAAGCGCGGTACTCTATGAGTTCGACGGCGAAGGCGAGAGCATGGATTTGGGGGAAATGCCGCCGGTCGTTTTTTACGGCAACGACGAGCAAGTCGAGAATGCCATTGCGGCTGGCCACGTCGAGCGACCGCAAGTGAAGATCAACGACGTTGTGTTTTGGACTTGGCCTGATCCGCCGGACGCAGACATAGCCAAGCGAATGGCGACGCAAGCCGTGGACGCGCTGACCGGCGCAAAAAAATAGGGCGCGCGAAATGTTCGATCTCACGCGCCCGTGCAACAATTGCCCGTTCCGCAAAGGACAGGGCGAGCGCTTCATGCTCTCGCGTTTGCGGCTGCGCGAGATCAAGCGGCAGGAAGCTTTTCAATGCCATAAGACCGTCGATTACGACAACTTCGACGATCCGCACAAACGCCAAGGCAACCGGCCGCAGCAATGCGCGGGCTTGATGGCGGTGCTCTGGCGCGAGGGCGAGACGAACACGATCATGCAAATTGCCGAGCGCATGGCGGGCGTGGATTTTTCGGCGCTCGATCCCGAACACGAAGCTTATGAGAGTTGGAACGACGTGCTCGAAGCGCACGGCGCAAAAAAATAGGGCGCGGCCGAGTGACGGTGCCGCGCCCTCGAAAATAGTTTCAGCGGTTAGCTTTGCCACCTACTGACTAATCTATCCCTTCATCGTGAAGGCGTCGGCGTGCCGGGATGAGTCTCTGACGGCACAACCGCCACTCCCCATCCGGTCGCTGGCGACCAGTAGGTTTTCACGTCCCAATTCTCCAACACTTGCGGCTTCTCGGGTTCCGGCGGAATCACGATTGGATGCGTCGGTACACCCGGCACTCCGCTGCCCGGCGGAATATAGATCGGATGCTCCGGTACACCGGGGATGGTTCCCGGTGGAAGATAGATGGGCGGATTGGGCATCGGCACGTTGCCGCCACCCCAAATTCCGGGCGGTGGTCCGCCGGGCGCAATCGGGTGTGCCGGATAGGGCGGTGCAACGCCGCCCCACGTTCCGAGCGGCGGACCACCGGGCGCAATGGGCGGCGTGGGAAACGGCTGGTTTCCGCCGCCCCAAATTCCGGGCGGAAGATAGATCGGGTGCGTTGGAACACCCGGCGACGGCCAGATGCTCGGCGGTGGTCCGCCGGGCGCAATCGGATGCGCGGGATACGGCGGTGCAACACCGCCCCACGTTCCGAGCGGTGGCGCGGGCGGCAGCGGATAGCCGACGCTCAGCCCCGGATCGATGATCGTAATCAACGCAAGATGCGTAGGCATGTAACGACTCCTCTCTTTGTCCATGGATTTGAAGGGGAAGTAAGTCGCGACTCGAACAGTCAAGCACAGTTTTGTCTCAGAGCGATGAAGTTTTTTATAGACTGTGAATAGCGGGGGAAGTTTCAAGCCACTTCGGGAGTTTCGCTTTGCTCCATGAAGCTTTGCACCGTGCCGAACATTTCGTCAGCGTCCGCGCGGAGTTGCGTTTCGTGGCGGATGATTGGACCGTAGTGGTTGCACAAATTTCGCAATGTGAGCCCGCATGTTTCGGCAGAAAACGCAGGCTCTTCTTTGCACAGGCGTTGAAATTGCTCCCCCCGGCCCGATCCGTAGTTGTCCCAATCTTCGGATGAACATGAGACGCCCTCGCTGAATTCGTCGAGATAACCGGGATGCAAGCCCTCCAAGAATTCGTCCATTAGGTTATCGAATTCCGGCTCGCTGGCATTGCTCGCGTTGTAGCTGGTTTGAAAAGCCCCGGCTTCGCATGTGTCACTCTGCACGTTGTCGGCGCTTTGGTCGCGACCACAGCAATGTTGGCCCGAGCTTTCGCGCATGCCGTGGCCGAGCATTAGCGCGTAAAGGTGCCGCAGCGTGTCCGCGCCGTCGCTCTCATTGGACATATCAAGATCGTCGAAGTCCTCGCGATAAAGATTGAGCGCGTCCTTGTCGGAGTCCGTGCGCGCCTTCGACATTTCGATGAGCGCCGGATGCCCGGCTTGTAGTTTTTTCCATGACATCGCGAATGCCAACGCCATGCCCTGCGTCCAGCCGGTCGGCGCGACGCCGCGATCCTTCCAACTATAGTTGGCGATGGCCGAGTCGTTGGCTATGTTCATGATAGCCTCTTGCTCGATGGCCGTGAGCGCACCGGGCGGCGGCGCTGGCGGCGGGATCGGGAGCTTGTGCGTATAAAGCGCGTCCCACGTCTGCGGCCCGCAGATGCCGTCAGCGTCAAGACCGCGCGAGCGCTGATAGCGCACGACATTCTCATAGGTCGTCTGCCCGAAGTCGCCGTCAAACTCGCCGCTAAACTGCGGGATCATCCTTTGCATATCGAGGACGTGCTGACCTTCGTCGCCTTTGCGCAGCGTCGGCCTATCTTCAATCGGAACGCTCTCGGGACGATCCGGGCGCTCGGGCCGGTCGGGACGTTGGCCGCCGCCGCCGTCGTCGTCATCTTCGTCGATTTCCTCGCCAGAAATTGTCTCGGCTATCGCGATTGCGATGTCCTCGAAGTGATCTTGATAGAGCGTGCAGTCGGGTTTGGAATTCACGAAGGCCACTTCAACCAGCACCGAAGCGGCTTCGGTATGACGGCAGAAATAGAGATGTCCGCCGTCCTTGCCGCCTCGATCCTTGAGCCCCGACGCCATGGCGATGCTCGCCGCGATATCTTCGGCAAGCTCCATCTGACTGATCGCGTAGCATTCGGTGCCACGACCTTCCGTCTCGGTTGTGCCGTTCGAATTGAAGTGAATCGACACGTCGAGATCGTGAACGCCTTGCGAATTATGGAAGTCAACGAGTCGAGCTAGATTTTCGTCCTTGTCATCGCTCACGCGATCCACGTAGCTGATCGTCTCGACGCCAGCCTTGCGCAGATAATGCGTGACGCGCTCGACGACGCGCACGTTCTGATCGAATTCGTCCAAGCCCCATGGCTCTGGTCCTGCCGCACCACGGACTTTTTCAGAGTGCCCGGCGCTAATGACAACTTTCATTTGCGATCCTTCATTTTGGCGCGCATTGTTGCAGCGTCGTTTTAAGCAACTCCTGCCAACGCTCGCCGTTCGTGTGCTGAATGTACGTCACCATGCCAAGGAACAATAGATTGAATATCACCAACGCGAGCATCGCGGGCGTTGACTTCATCGCCTCGACAACTGTGCGCGCCGTCTCGCCAGCTTCGTGACTGACACCGGGATTCATTTGCGCTCCTGTACCCGCCGGTCGAATTCAAGCAATTGTTGCTCGCGCTTGGCAATCTGCTGCGCTGCGCTCGTATATCCTCGACGCGCGATCTTCAATCCATTGGTGAACGCTTGAACGTCGCCAGCTTGAGTGCTTTTAAGCCAGATCGTGAAAAGGTGCTTTATCTGATCATGATACGCTTCTTCGAGCGCCTGCCTATCTAGACGAAGTAGCGTAGCGTCGACCGGAATGCCTTCGTAAATTGCCGGATCGTTCTGTTGCGCGTCGGCCTGATCCCACGCGCCGGTCAAATAACCATAGAGCGCGACCGCAAACAGGATCGCTAAAACAATGATCATTATAATCGCGATGCGATTGCCCGGCTTCATTTTAGTACAGCGCCTCGACCATAAGCACGGCGAGATCGGACACGCCGCCGGGATACCAACCTGATATGACGCTCGCGCCGATATTCGTTGCGAGCTTCGACTTGTCGAGATCGGCGGCGTGGTCGCCTTTGATGTAGCGGCACGACCAGTCTTGTTCCAAGCCGCGCGTTTGCATCCAGCCATAGCCGCCAGCCGGTGCCGGACCACTGACATAACCGCAGACGATCAATCCATTGGGCGCTTCGATTTCTTGCAACAGCGGATCGGATATGCGGGTGTAGAATCCGTTTTGATTGTA